ATTCCTACGTTACCGCTGGTATCGTGTATTGTGACTCGCTTAGTTGCTACCCCCGAGCCGTTTCCTGACCAAAGCGTTAAATTCTGATCGCTCTTTACTGCACCGCCATCCGCATCTGTTGACTGATTCCGAAAATACAGACTTCGATTCGTTGTACCTGCGCTATCAAGCCAAGTATCACCATATACATGTAGTTTTGAGGAGGCGTGAGGAGTGACTCCTATACCCAAATTACCTGCGCTGATGTGATTGGCTGTGCCATCGGTATAGAAAGCAATTTTCTCGGTGCCGCCGTCATACATGTGAAGACGCGCACCATCAGTTGATTTTTCGCCAACCTTGAATATGGCGTTTGTGTTTCCGCTCCCCTGTAAAGTGATGCCGGAATCAGATGAACTAGTAGAGTCTGATTTGACTGTTAAGGGTGCCGTTGGGGACGTTAAACCTATGCCAACTTCTGTAGAGGAAATAGTCAGCGGACCTGACGTGATGCCTCCGCTGGTCGCAGGCCCAACATGGATAACGTCTGAGCTTCCGCCCCGAGCAATGCCGCCAATCCAGTTATCTGCATCGTTGTTTGGAAAGAGAAGTCCGTTCTTCCCGATAAACGCCACGTTTTGCCCAGCAAAATTAGAGCCAGCTATCGTAGAGACATCGACTGCTAACGATACCGAGCCGCCGTTGTTATCGGGAGCGCCGAGCATGATGGAGCGGTAACTCGAACTATAGCCGCTCACTTTGAGCTGGGCGGCGGCATAGGTTCCGACTTTGAAAATCCCGGCGGCGTCGACATTAGCGGCGAACGTAGCGTTCTGCGAAGAGTCCAGCGTCAGCGCAGTGGTGGCATCGGTTAGAAAGACAAGCGTGCCAGCAGCGTTGCTCCCGGTAATGCGCTCTGAAAAGTCCCCGAAGCCCAACCAGTTAGTGCTTGTGATACTCAGGTTCGGGACTGTGAGATTGCCCGTCATGGTATCGCCCGATAGCGAAACCGATTCGGTGTCAGCAGCGGACGCGATGTCATCTAAAGCTGCCGCAACAAGCCGTGACGCTATCGTCGTCCCTGATCCCCAACTTGCAGCCGTCGTGTTGTCCTGGCCACGAACGACAGTAAAGGTGTTTCCGCTAACACCCGTGACCTTTACGATCTCGGATCCATTGCCTTCCCCAAGCGTGGCGTAAAAGTAATCCGACCCGCTAATCGTGGGAAACGACGCTGCGTTGTCTACTGCAATCGACGTAACACTTGCATTGATCGAGCTGGTTGTCGTTGAGGTAGCAAGATTGGAAAACTTTAGTGCCATATCAGGAGGCCTGTACGCTCCAGGTGATGGTTAAGCCATCATTGGCAGACTTATTGACCGCTGAGAAAACCGTGCGGCACAGCATCGTTCCACCGCTACTGGCGTTGAATACACCCGCTTCTGTGATTGCACCCGTTCCTGTTCCGGCGGCAAACGTATCGACGTAAACCACCTCGTTTGAGTTAACCGTAGAGGAAGTAAGTGCCGTTCGAGCTGCTTCAGTACCCAGCGCAGTATCGCCAGCAGCAGCGGCAGTAGCGGATGTACCGATTGCCATGTGAGACATGACTGCACTTGATGTACCTGCCATTCGAGACGCCACATAATTTTTTCCCGTCGTGACAACCAGGTTGTCTACCGTGCGGCGATCTTTTTCCGAGCCATCAGGGCCGATAAGGACGATGTCCAGCCGACCCTTCATTGTTAACGTGTCATTGAACATGCGTTCTCCGAAATCATCATGGTGAGTTGAGGATCGTGTTGCCGATAATCGGCTTGTTCAGCAACGCGCTCGAGTAAAATGGGGCAAGGACCGCATCGTCTGCCAATGAAAAGATATTGGCCTTTGTGCTGGCCACATCTCCCGACTCAAAGATGTCATCCAGCGCGAAGGCATCTGAAAGCGATGCGCTAATGTCCAGGGTGCTGGAATCAGCAAACGAAACATTTGATGAGGGAAGCACGCCAAAATCGATCAACAAGTCTGGCGAAGAGTCCGATACCGAAAATCCATGACTGAACGGTTTCTCGGCAATCCAGCTTGGCGAATCTGTAACAGCGGTAGAGTCAGAGAGAACCGCTGACGCGGAATAAGAAAAACTGTCAGCAAGCGAAAAGCTTTCAGACTTGGCTGACGTGACTGTAAATGCAGGCAATGCATCCGAAATGCTGAAGTAGGTCGTCTTCCTCCCAAGCGAAAGATCCCTGACCATTGAGTCAGATACGGAGAACTCGTTGAAATGAACGAAGACGTTCGGCTTTGCCAGGACATAGGCATCAAAATCCAATGCCCTGAACTGGAACTCCTGATGAAGCTGCCGGAACGTAACGCTTTGCTGCAGATTCCTGAATGTTACAGCCGAGTAAAGCTCGCGCTCACTGACAACCGCCATGGATGCGGGCTGGCGGCTGATCTCCGCATAGATGGCCCGAAATTGTGCATCCGCATGCAACGCACGGAAGTTGACCGTTGCGCGGGTAGCCATCAGCCAAACTCAGATCGGACTTTGAAACGAATCAAATCGACCACCGTCTGGGTCCGGCTCTGAGAATCGGTCAATTCGATCTCAGCTTCATAATTGCCGGACGTGGCAAATGTGTTTGTAGCGAATTCGAAGGTGACTTTTCCTGCGGCTGCGTCGGTGTTAGTGCCGATAATGTTGCTAATAATCGTTGTGCTGCCGATCTTCCGAACACGCATTCGAACCGTCTGTGCGCTGGCACCAGTCCCGAGGTTTATCGGGTCAAAGGTAGCCGGGTCCTCAGCGTCTAAAATCTGACCAGATGCAGCAGTGTTCGAGTCACGAAGCACGACTTCGATTTGAGGAAGACGGTCGTTTTGAACGAGGTCAATGGTTTTTGTATAAGCCATTTAGATGAACTCCCTGACTTTCGCCGTCAACGCACCGCCGACGAATCCATAACGGGTTTGTCGAACCACTCGACCAACTGCCCGGTCAAAAAGAACTTTGTTGTTTTGCGCGGCTCCTGGGGCGGAAAACGCGTGGCCCGCCATCATTTGCAATCGATACAAGGCGCCGTGAGCAATCGTCTCTCGATGCTCTTTCCCAACGGTATCCGCAATGCTGGTCGAGGCGCTTGAAGGCTTGAGGCTGTACAACACCCGGAACGAGTTAGCTTCACCAGGGATAGGAGCAAAAAACACCTCTGCGTTATCTCGAGAGCTGTAGTACTTCGGCGTCCCGGTTTCGGTCTCATCACCCAAACGATGAAGCAGCTCCTGATATGCAACGGGCTTCAATGCAACCCTGTTGTCAAAAACGTCAATCACCCGATTAAGCTCAGTGCCGACCGGGATCGTCACAGAGTATTCGTTGACGCCTTCGACAATCGTGATGAACTCCGGCTCTGCCATATACACGTCTGTGCGCGTGCAAAACTCGATTGCCGAGTCGCGCACTGCACGTTCCACCAAAAATTCCGGCGCGCCTTGCGCTTCAGGGCGAACGTATATGGAGAAGTCCGAATACTTCATGCGCTAACTGCCCTCATTCCGAGGTCAGGGCGAGGAGAGATCGCGGCGTCAGCCTGAGTCTTGATCCCAAGCGCATTAACGAATCCCTGATAATGCATCTGAGCGCGAGCAGTGTTCCCGGCGTACTCGCTATCCTTTTGATAGCACCGGTAAAGAATGAAGTCGAGGATCGCTCCGGCATAGACATCGTCAATACCAATGACGGATGTATCAGTGTCGAAGTTCGAGATCGATGAGTCTGCCGGAACAGAGGAATAGACAATCTCTATGCTATGCGTCCCGCTGACTGCCTTGGGATAAACGTAAAAGGTCTTCGGATCAGCAGCATCGAAAATAAAATGCTCTATCTTTCTTGTGGCGTTGGCCGCTGTCTCATGCCAGTCCGGCAGCGTCTCGTCCAAGATCCTTCGATCTACCTGCGTGATCGACCTTCCGTTTTGATTCCGAACGACATCAATGAGCCGCAGAGCTGTAGCGGTTAATGTTTGTTTCGAACCCGTCGCGCACGCATGGGTAGCGTTGACCATGTTCGCATCGGGACGATGCAACACGATCTCTTTCTGGGCGTCATTAAAGAACGCTTCCAGCTCCGCATTCGGGTAACGAACGTGAGAAGTGTCCTGCAGAATGATCGATGCGCGATCCAGAACATCGACAACCTTAGTCGTCGCCATCGTCTAAATCCTCCTCGTGCCACTCAATCACCTCGAGATCACCGAGACCCTTAAAGTGCGGGCTGTAGGCAAACTCGTGGCCGGTAAAGACATTACGAACGGTTTTAGGACGACGCAGCTTAGGCTTAGGCGTGGGGTTAGCCTTTTCCTTTTTGAGGCGAGCGTATTGCTCTTCCAGGTCCACTAGCTTCAGTCGGCGATCCAGCTTCACGCTGAACTCTTCCTGAACCTTTTCATATAGCTCGTCTTTAGCAGTGGTACTGCTCATCGACCCTCCAAAAATATAGCCTGCGAAGGGGGAGGTTTCCCTCCCCCAACGCAGTGCCAGCTACGATTGCGACAGACAAACTGTCACGCGAGCTGGCCGGTCTTTAGGTCCACTTGCCTACGACAAGGGCGTCAGGAACGACTATCTTTGAGCCATACACCTGAAGCCCGCGCACACCGTCCCCGAATGACGACTCGAGTCGAACCGTCTCCGTGTTGGTGAACTGCGAGGCAAAAGCGACAGCTTTCGGATGCCCAGCCAGAACGTGGGTGTACCCACTATCTGCACCGCTGGCAGCCGTGTGAAGCATGTTGCTTTGGTAGACCGTGAAACGATCAACCATGCCGACCTTGCCGTTACGCAAGGGGCTGGTGTCATCGCCGGTCAGGTACGCCTGACGGAGTTCCGACTGCTTGAGAAGCGAAACGAACTCAGGAGACAGGACGATGAATCGACCATCTTCCGGTACGTTCAGCTCATCAAGATCCTTTGCCATTCCGAGAATGGTCGTCAGGACGTTTGCGGCGGTGATCGTCGTTTGCGAACCAATTGTGGTTGCACCCGTGATCAGCGAGGCGAGGACTTGGGTCTCAACCGCGATACGCATTTGCTCAGCAGCATCCTTGGATGCCTGCTCAAGCAGATCAATATCAGATTGAGCGTTCAAAACATCGCTAACGCGGAATGCATACGACTTAGCCTGGTTGACTAACAATTCAACCTTGCCGGTCGTCAGCTCCTGATAGCTCAGCGCTGAACCTTCGTCATAGTCCGCAACCGTTACCGTTGGCGTGGTGCGAATTACTACAGTATCGCCTTTTGCGGAGATCTCGCCCTGATACTCAGTGTTACTGATAGCAGGAAGAACACTCGTTTTGTAAAACTTTGCCTGAAGCAACTTCGACCACACTTGAGGTATGAAGTTGACCTCACTCGTGGCACCCGTTGAGAAGAAAGAAAAAGCCATTTTTGGCTACCTCCAGTGCCTATCGGCACATCACAAGAGATTTATCTTCGTCAGCGAATCCGGCCATCTGCATATGCGTCCATGATTTCAGCCTGATGCTTTTCAAAAACTTCGTTCGGCATCTGTGTGATCTCATCAACACTCCAGACCTTCTTCTTGCTGACACTTTCAGTCTTGCGAGCTTTAGGCATTTTCGGTTCAGCGACCGAACGCGCCCGCTCTAAAGACTGCTCTTGCGGCGTTGGAGCTTTGATACCCATTTCAGCTTTGAAGCGAGAGAGAACAGCATTCACGTCATTCGAAGTTCCTGATTCAACCCATTGGTGAATCGCAGCATCCTGGTCCTCGAGCCATAACGCCCAATCAGACGTATTGGTCACATCCTGAAAATCAGGATGCACCTCGCGAATTCTCGCGAAGTGAGATTCCAGTTCTTGACGCTGCACTTCTTCCTGGCGCAACCGTTCCTGTTCTGCCAAAGCCTCCTTTGTGGCACTAACCTCCGCTTGCGTTCGTTGCAGCTCATCTAAGAGAGGAGAGGCAATGTCGGGATACTCTTCCCGCAACTGGCCTAGCTTCTCGTTGTCTCGCTGCGACTCAACAAGTTGACCCTTCAACTCCGTCAGCGACTGCATTAAGGATTCGTTTTGCTTCCTTAACTCAGCAGCCTCAGTTGTCGCCTGAGTCATCCGCCTTTGCGCGCCTTTCATGGCCCTTTCGGCTTTTTCAAGCCTCACATCAGAGTCATCGCCGCTCGACTCCGCTGTGGGAACCTCATCCGCACTAGCCTCCTCCATTACCTCCGGTTCCGAGGGTGGTGGTTCGAACATCTCTTCAGGCTCTTGGGGAGTGTCCGCTGCCGCGGGTTCCTCTTGCGCCCTCTGCATCTGATCGAGCAGCTCCTGTGCTTCAGCCTCCAGTCGCGCTGGGTCGTTTCTCATATCTCTCCGGGTCCCAGGATGGGATGTCCGTTTTTCGTTAAATCTCAGCTATCCGCCTTGGGGACCGAGATCTGTGTAAGACCGCTTTCGCCGTCTCTTCTAGGTTGAGCATGAATCTGAGTTCACTAACCCGTCCTTGCTCGAACCTAAAATTCTTTTCGTCTGCCTGTTCCAATCGTTCCTGTGCGTCATCCAATCGGGACGCCAGGAGCGCCAATGTCTGGGACCACTCCGGCTGATTGAGCAACCGAAGGATCGCCTGGGATTGCTCCACCGACAGCTTGATTTTGGATTGCGAGTTCCTGCTGGATCCGCTCATCGCTCTTGATCACCTCTTCAGGATCGATGTCTAATGTTTGCGCGATGTCCCTAAGCAGCCTGGTCCTATCGACCAGATTGACATCCATCGGATTGCTCACCAGCGAAAGGAATTGCAGCAACCGTTGCGACTGCACCTCTTTCTGCACTAGCGCAGTGCTGCCTCGAGCAACGATCCGCAGATCACCCTTAGCCTCTTCCTGCCCGAACTCCATGTTGAAGTGGAACAGGGCCTTGATCATTGGCTCCAAAAGAAAATCATCGATGTTCTTTATGGTTGACTTGAGCGCCACGTTGGCCGCGCCCATTAGCATGCTTATGCCCGTCGCCGTCTTGTTCAGGCTCCGGGTTTGTTCGCCATGCGTGTAACTGGGAAGACTCGTCGTCTCATCCGCGAAGCGCCTAAACAGTTCGACTATCTGATTGAGACCGTTGGCGTTGGCGATGGGCTGATACCAGCGCACCGCAGGCATTCCGCCGTCGCCACCTTCGCGTAAAAAAACTCGCCACGGGTGTATATCTGTAGGGTCCTCGCCCGCCGCGAGTAAGTCGGTGTTCACCTCAACCATCGGTCCACTAGAGAGCGCTAGATTGTCTAGCCATATGCGCGTAGCCGCATTCATGGTTGACTGAGAATCACGCATCATGCGTGGCACACCGGTTCCCCAGAATTGATGAGGGCTACGCTCATAGGGGAACATGTGGTAGGGAATCTGATACCCGGCAATGGGATTCAGAGCTACCTTTATGACCTTATCGCCCGAGAACCACACGCAAGCAGAGAAGTCGGCACTGAGATCAGCGCCTTCCGGCATCTCAATGCCATGCTCTTTAAGGTCATATCCGTCAATGTTTCCCCAAAATTCAAAAACCTCAAACCGGTTTGGGGTGCCATGTTCGTTGATTCCCGCGAGCTTCCGCCGAGTACGCTCGTGGTCTTGTTCAGTGTGATTCCCTCGACGGTGCATCTTGAGCAGATAGCGAATCATTTCCCCGTCAAAACCGGGACGATCTGCCAAAACGCGGAACTGGGAACGGGTCAGAACGTGGCGACGGAACAGACCATCGCAATCGTCCAATGATGTGCAATACGGATCAGGGTACAGGTCGAAGACCGAGACAGACTCAACTTCCGGCATGGGTTGTTCGATCTGCGCCAGCGCGAAAGTCTCCTGCCCCGTGTTCGGGTCAACCACCTTCGAGTACGACTGCTTAACGTCAATTCGAACCGTGCCTGCCTTGATCGCACCGGATCCGAATATGCAGGCTTCCATGATGGCTTCTTTGAGCTTCTGTTCAGCGTTGGCCTCTGTGAGCTGGTCCTTAATCTGAACCGTCATGGCCTTGGCCGCTTCTTCGGCAATCTTCTCTTCAGCCTCTTTGAACTCAGTCTCGAGTTCAGCCATGCGGGCCTCGATCAAATCCGCATTTGCCATCGGATCGACATTTTGCGCGGCGATCATTATTTGCTCAGCCGCAACCTGCCGCATCTGCATGGCCTGCAGAGGATTGATCTGGGGTATCGGTGTGGGGTGAACGCCGAAGTAGATGTCTCCGGCCTGGAACAGCAGATCTACGATCCGAGAATACGCAGCCATCACTTTGGTGCGCGTCAACCCGACAAAGACCTTGCTCCTGGCACCCGCTTGCTCGAGGCGAGCTAGGACTTCAGGTTCGTATTCACTGTTGTACTGGCGAAGGTCTTCGATCCAGCCGTTTTCGGTTTCACGGCGGGCGTCTTTGTACTCGGTAAAGAGGCTGGCGAGGCGTGCGCCCAGCGAAGCAAGCTCTGTCGCCTGCTCACCACTCGGCTCATTGTCAACAACCGCCAGCTCTGCGGACTCGGACATCTACCACCCCGTCGTCGCATCCATTGACTGGAAGCGCTTTCGAGCAACGTAAAGCCTCCTGCGAGGCATTGATGCAAGTCCATGCTGTGCGATGGCGTATGCCATCACGCGGTCATCGTGACAACCGATCTGTGAATTATAGGAGCCTTTTTCATCTATCACAAACGTTCTGCACTCCGCAACCAAATCCAAATCGGCTATGCCCGACTCGCCCTGGCGCAGCAACGCAGCAAAGTTATCGACAATCAGTGGTTTCGTTTTAGAGGTGGTTAAGAAGCCACCGCGCTTGGTCATCCGGTCCCCATAGGCGCCATCAACCGTGTTCTCGACATACAGGTTCGGGTAATCCGTTTCCTGCAATCGGCGCAATGTCGTCAGACCGTGGTTGTTCCTTTCCACGATGACGTAGGCATTGTTGTAGCGCCTGCCAATGGCCGACACGACACCCGCCCATTCAAATGGATCGATGTGTCCATGCCAGCAGGCGACCTGACAACCATCCGCGTCCAGAACCTGGGCGCAGGAATAGTCGCCGTGGCTCAAACCCTCCGCTACGTCCACCCCTATGGTGTAGCTCACGTCCTTACGTGGCACTTGCCACTCTTTATAGGGGCCGCTAGTTCGGGGATCCAGGCTCCCGGCACGGTAATCACCCAGGAAATCTGGCGTATAGCAGTCGTTTTCTGCCGTAACGAGGTGATTGTCCTCCACAAAACAGCGCCCAGAGGTCAGAAAACTCTCAACCGGGGTGCTGGGGTACTCCTGCTTAAAGAGGTCAGTACCTCCCAATTCATCAATTTTTGCGCGGCGGAAACACAATTGCGGGTCATCCAGCCCATAGAGCTGTGCCAATTTCTCCTCTTCAGAGGTCCGCTCGAAGTACGGGCTTGGCTTTACCCGGTATTCGGGCATCCAGAACCACGGGACAAACAGTGTTAGCCAGTCAGTCTCACCTCTAAGGCTCTTCATGCACTGGTCATAAAACCATCCGCCCGCGCCATTTGCCGTGCTTTCAAGCACCACTTCCGTTTGAGGCCCGCCTACGGTCTGAAGCAGACCAGCAACGATGTCCGATCCCTGCGGGTAAAAAGCAACCTCGCTTCCATGCACAAATTTATTTGTCTGACCCCTACCAGTCTGAGTACTCCTCGCCGTACCCACGCGATACCGACTGTTCAGGTCCTCAAATACCAGGGTCGATGCACTCTGAGAGGCCAGGGGAGGCTTAAAAGCAGGGTGAGGCACCGCTTCATAGAAATGCCGCACCATATTAAAGATGCTGTTAGTACTCTCAGCCAGGTGGCTCAGCACAAACGCATTGCTGTTCCGGTTTTGCGTGATCCGCCAAAAAAACCGGCCCTCTACATATGTGGAGATTCCCACCTGCCGGGCTTTCAGCACCAGGGCGCGAATGTTGCCCCTGGTCTTGAGCTGATCCTCGAGCTGCTCATGGATCCAACGCTGCCCATGATTTAGCCGAAACGGTTGTTCGGTTCCATCCTTGCCAATCACACTCAGGATGTTCTTCGCGTAGAGAGGAAAGTCCCGCTTCAGTGTCCTGGCAGCGTCCTCAAGATTCATTTTTGCGCCTCGCCGTCCTTGAGATGTTTTCGCACCAGAACCAAAACTCAGCCTCAGCCAGGGTTCCCTTCATTCGGTTAACAATCGAGCAGACCAACTGCACGTTGTTAGGCACGTAAGACAAAGCAGGAGAGATCCGATCAATCGAGGCGTTCGTATCCCTCTTACCCCCACCGTCCCTGTGTGTCGTCATCAGCACCCCAGACAGCGCACAAAGCCCGTCCTGCTGTTCATAGCAACGGATAAGGTCTTCATAGGTAATCGACCAGTTAACGCCCTGCCTAACCCTGTTGCTGCGTAAGCTCGCGCAGATCCGCTTAAAGTATGCCTCCCGGTCCAACCGCATGTTGCGGCGGACAAGACGACAGGCACGGCACACAAAGCTCGTGTAGCTGGCCTCATCGTAAAACTCAGATTCAGGCTTGCTGGCCCCACAGCTATTGCAGGTTCGGCTTGGCACCGTACTTGGAAAACTGAATGCTCAGCTCCCACTCCCCGCCTTCAGTTAGCCCCTCGAATTGATCAACCGCTTTGCGGGAATTCGCAACAGCTACCCGATCCGCCATCAAACCCGTCCCCAGACCAATGCACCCCTGGAAATTCCGGGGAAAATTCCCAGCATGAATCAGGATATAGGTGCGATCCGGCACATCCTCGAGCATCCAAGTCCAGCCGAAACGAGGGGATTCACGCCAGATAAGCGAATAACTGCCCTCCGGTACGCAGGAAACATTCGGCTGATTGTCCAGCCAGGGCCTCTCAATCGTCCAAAAGTCAGCAGCCCGTCCCGCAACCTCATCAAGCCGAATCACACCCAACGTCCCGTCCGGGTGGTACAGAAACCGCTCCATTACGATCTCAGCCATCAGTTATCCCTCTTTATCGACAAATTCACCCGCCTGAACCCAGCCTCATCCAGCTCCCGGTAATCAGTCGGTATCACCTCAATCTGTCCACCCGCCTCCAAAAAGGCGTCTACGTCTTCTTGTAACCTTTCCCGCTGCCACTGCTTCTTTTCGAAGCGCGTTCCGCTGCCTTTCTTGTCGGGTAAACGCGATCTCCGCATTGCCAGCCTCCTTTAACCCGCCGTATTTTTCCCGCCATCACGTCCTCTCATTTCTATTAGGTACTCTCAAAAAGACCGCCCCCCTAGAAGTAGAGCCATAGGGGTGGTGGGCCAAACTGGGGGATAGGGGCTGAGTGGTCCTCCATGGAACCAGGGTAGCGATGGCGCCGGATCCTTCCATCTGGCACCCCTCCCACCCCCCTGCAGGCCCTCTTTCTCAGGCCCCGCCAGACCTGCCGGATCCTCTGCAGCCCGCATTCCTTCGCTGCGCCAACCTTCACAAGGTCCGCAATCAATGCGCTAAGCCCTTGTTTTCACTGGACTTTGTACCTGGGTCTACTGCGATCTGTGGCGATTCGTCCTGATCGAGGTCGAGATCGGCCAAGAAACTGCCCGAGTAGGTCGTTGTTTCCGTCTTCTCTGGCTCATTCCAACCCTCAGCCCGCATCAGCATCTCCACCGCACGGAGCTGGTCGGACTCTCTCTCAGCCCCGGCGGCGAGGCTCTCGAGGTGGGAGACCCAGTAAGCCCGCCTTTCCTCGCTATTAGCCGCCCGTTCTGCCCTTTTCGCCTGCAGTGCCGCAACCACGTCAGGTTTCGTCATGTTCTCGCTGCCGATCGTCTTAGCGGTGTGAGCGCTGTACCCGGCTCTCCTTGCTGCCTCTGCCTGACTCCCGCACTCGTCTAGCTCTTCTACAAATCGCTTCTGGCGTTCCGTTAGTCGCGGCGTCTTGGTGTCTGTCATTGGTGATAGTCCGTATACGTGATCGGGTGAACATGGGGGGTGTTTTGGTTTTCCCCGCGAAAAAAAATTTTAACAGGTACATCTATAGCAGCGGAAACTTTTTTGATATTTAGGCTTGCAATCTCAAATTTAATCAGGATACTTCGCCACATGTTGTCACTTTGACAACTCCGGGCGGCAACCCGGCAAACCAGCGGAGAACGCAATGCTTTACGAATTCCTCTTTTACCTGTCTCACGCCGCACTCGCGGCACTGGTGATCCACCAGCTCGCAGACATCAAAAAACGTCACGACCTCCGGGCAGCTCTCAGTGCCAGCGCACAGGCCAAATCCGACGCCGCGCACGCCGCACTTTGGGGCTACAACCGCCCGACTCGCACATCCATGTTTGTTGAGCGAGGTGCTAAGTAATGTCTACACCTGCAATCGTCGTTAAGTACCTAGCCCCCGGCGGCTCGTCCAGATTCAAAGCCACCTGCCATTGCGGCTCAATCACGGTCGGCTACGACTTCGCGCTAAGCATTGCTGGCAATGAGCGTGCAGCAGCCGAGGCTCTCGTGGCTAAGCTCAACTGGACCAACGCCGAGCTGCAGGGTCCGTTCGACATGCCCTCAACGCGGGCGCGTCAAGACGTGGTGTTCGGCGTCGTGTGGGGTGACGCATGAGCCGCCGCATACTCTCGTTTGGGGGCGGGGTTGATTCCAGCGCCGTCCTCCTGCACCACCTGACCGTCGCTGATCTCGGGATCGACCATGTCGTATTTTCTGACACTGGCGCCGAGTCAACCGGAACCTACGAGAACGTCGAACGCTTCCGCAACCTGTGCGCCGATGCTGGCCTGCCCTTCGCGATTGTGGCCAAGGACGGCGAGACGATTACCGAATGGGTAACGCGTCTTGGAATCGTTCCGGTCATGCCGGGCGGCTCTCACGTCTGCAGCAAAAAATACAAAGGCGACGTAATCCAGAAATGGGTAGCCAAGACCTACCCCGGCGAGTCGATCACGTACCTGATCGGGATCGAAGCGAACGAAACCCGCCGCACCGCTGCATTCACGCCGCCCAAAGGTGACGCGGCCACCTACGAGTACCCGCTGCAAGACCTCGGGATGACCCGGCAGGATTGCATCGACTTCCTCGCCGAGCATGGCCTGACCGTACCGAAGTCTAGCTGCGTCTTCTGCCCGTTCATGTCGCACGACGAAATCCGCGCAATGCGGCAGGACCCGCAAGCATGGGAAACGATCAAGTTGGTAGAACGCCGATTCAGCGAGGAAAGCGGACGCAAACATCAGGCATGGATCGATGCCGGGAAACCCCTGAACCGTGGCGGTCGCTGCAACGCTGGACACTGGCGCAAAGATTCGTGGTCCGAAGGCGCTCGCCTGTTTGCCCGGAAGTTCAACGGCGAGCTGCTCAGCGTCCCCGAATGGGAAAAGGTCATTGATGCCGAGGTTGCCGTAGAGAAGGGACGCACCCCGCTACAGCAAACCATGCGTCAGGGAATGGTCGGCCTCGCAATCATCAATCTGGCAGTCGCGTGGCTGATCTGGGGGCTGTACCTATGAGCCGCAACAACGCAGACGTAGAACTGATAGCCCTCGCAGCCTTCACCACCATCCTTGCCGCAAGCGCAATTTGGAGCCTGATATGAAACGCCGCGAAGACATCAAGATATTGGTTGCGTGCGAGACATCCGGCACCGTCCGCGATGCCTTCTACTGGGCCGGGTTCGACGCTTGGAGCTGCGACGTCCTCCCCTCAGATACACCGTCGAACCGACACTTACAGTGCGACGTTCGCGAGGCTCTCAAGCTGGATGCATGGGACGTTCTGATGGTCGCGCACCCACCCTGCACCCGCTTGTGTAACAGCGGCGTTCGCTGGCTTACCGAGGCACCCGCTGGTCGGACGCTAGAGGACATGTGGGCAGAGCTGGACGAAGGCTCCGCGCTGTTCCGCTCAATGCTAGATGCCGACGTGCCGCAGATCGCCGTCGAGAATCCAGTGATGCACCGCCACGCCAAGGCTCGAATCTGGGGCGAAGACTGGGCCAGCGCATCCAAGGATGACGGCACGTTTAGGCAGACATCAGTACAGCCTTACGAATACGCCGACGACATCGACGCCGACGACAACGTAAGCAAGAGGACCTGTCTGTGGCTCAAGGGCCTGCCCGCTCTCACGCCGACATCCAATCTAACGCGGGAGACCGCACGGCACGACATCCACAACGCATCGCCCGGCCCGGATCGCTGGAAGGTTCGCAGCAAATTCCACGCCGGGATTGCACAGGCGATGGTTGATCAATGGTCACAATCTATCGAGGCAGCAGCATGAAAAAGCGCACGAAAAAACCAATAGACCACTACCAGAAAATCACGGATCAGGTGATCGAGCTGATGCAGGAACACGGCTCCAACTGGACCAATCCCATGATCGGGGGATCCGCAGGCGGCTGGCCGGTCAATCCGACAACGGGCAAGGCCTACAACGGAATCAACGTTGCACTGTTGCTGCTCGCGGGCGGGGGACACTGGGCCACCTACAAGCAGTGGGAATCCAAAGGTTGCCAAGTTCGCAAAGGCGAAAAATCTACCGGGATCGTTTTCTTCAAGCAGATCGAGGTCAAGGACAAGATTGACCCGGAGAAATCCGAGCGGATCCCAATGATGCGCGGCTATTCCGTGTTTCGATCCGATCAAGTAGACGGCGAGTTTGCTGAGCAATTCAACGCTGTTTCGGCTGATCGGACTGACGCGACCGAACAGCTCGACGCCGTTAATACCTGGGTGGCCGCAACAGGGGCAACGATCCGCACAGTGGACAGTGGGCGCGCCTTCTACAGTCCTTCGACCGACTCGATCCAGATGCCTCCCCGCTCTGGTTTCGTAGCGACCGAAACCAGCACCGCAAACGAGACCTTCCATAGCACATTGCTGCACGAGCTAGGCCACTGGACCGGACACAAGTCACGACTGGATCGGCTCGAGCTTAAAAACAAAAACGGCTACGCGTTCGAGGAGCTGGTTGCCGAGCTGGCCGCTACCTACCAGTGCGTGAGGCTGGGGGTCAGTTCCGCACCCCGAGCTGATCACGCTCAGTATCTCAGCGGCTGGCTGGAGGCACTGAAAGGCGACAAGAGGCTGATCGTTAAGGCCGCGAGCAAAGCACAGGCGGCTGTGGATTACATCGAGGGACTCCAAGATTCAGAGACGGAGAT